CTATATGTAGGAGACCTACAGCTTCCTACTTGTGCGACAGCGCACTATGCGCCGTGGCGGCAATCTGCGAAACCGCATGATCCGCTTGCATGTTCGCTTTGGCAGCGAATTGTGCGTTATCCCGGTAATGCATGGAAAACGCACCCAGACCCACACCCACCGCAAAAACCAGAATGACCTTCATTGTATGATAACCTCCCGCCTATCCCCCTTTATGTGGGAGATAGGAGGCAGCATATCACACCGCCCGATTACACAAGCTACCGTTACGCACATACCACCTTTGGACCCACACTCTGACCAACTGTCGGAGATCCCAGGCAGCCGCCATGTAGGTTTCTTCCTCCAGTGTCAGATAGGTATACATGACACTTCTCCTTCTGTTCAGAGGTCAGGTCGGACTACCTGCCCGCTGGTAATCAACTCTCGCCCTTGGGGCGTCAAGTGAGCCTGTTTCCCCAGCCTCCACACTGCTACCTACCCAGGAGACCCCGAGTAGGTAGCAGAAGCAGGATGTGAGATTGTGTAAGCTATCAGCTTACTTGCCCTGCGTCCCTTCCGGTTTGATGGCAGTCACCCGGACCACGAAGGCGCCGTTGACCTTCACCAACGTATAACCGAGCTCTTTCAGCTGGGAAACATGTCGTGCGCTGTCGGTGCCTTCCAGCGCCGTCGAGAACTCCGAGACGGGGATATCCACCGTGGTGGGGAACTCGCGCACCAGCGACCGCATGACTTTCGGCATCGTTTCGAGAGCCGACAGATACTCACCATGTGCCTCACGGTGGGCGTTGATGAGAGGCGACACTACCTCACGGACCGCGGCGCGAACGGCGCGAAGTGCCTCTTCCTTCAGAAAGGCATTGCGAGCCTTGATAGCGGCAAGGGCGCGCGCGGCAGAGCGCTCCCAACCGTCCAGCCCTGCCACGTCGAAGGACGGGGCAATGGTCTGACCGTATGAGTTTACGCTGGCGAAGAGTGCCTCGAAAGCCGAGGTAATCTCGTTCGCCTGATCTTCGCTGATAATCGGCTTGGTAGCCACGTTCGGGGTATTCATGATATTGACTCCTGTTTGGATGCGTTGTGGTATCTGTCGTGCCTTGCGGCACATTGTGTGCGTTGCGGTTATGCCGTTGGCACGGCGCTAAACCCGCATTCCCAACCTAAGCACTATCGAGGTAGCGTCAAGGGTGGCTTGTGCAGGCTTAGCGCCATGAGTGAGAGGCAAACACTTTCGCGCTCTAACCTCTCACTATGGCTCAACACTTTTTTATCCTACCACGTGGTAGGATGTATGTTGTGTGTTTTCCTCTGCCGTTCTCCACGGTATAGGTACTAAACCGGCGGTAGGCTTCCGATTGCCTCAAGTAAGGCAATGCCGCTCTACCGTACACCCTGTAGGTGCCAGTCGTTCCCTGGTCATTCCGCCCCACGCTGTCGTATCTTGCGCCACCTTATCGCCTTGGTACTCGGTCTAGGTAGAATGTAGTGAGCTATCCGAGACTAGGAGCCGCACTATAGGTGCGCCGCTAATCTATAATGGATCCGCTATCTTACCTAGTAGCCTTTCCGTTAGCTTACGATGCGCCGATCGTACACTGTCGTTCGACGGGAATCAGAGGTAGGAGAGAGACACACCGTCTCACCCGAAGGGTGCGAGAACCTCTTTCGAGGTAGGTGCCCAGTGTCTCCTAGGTGCCCACTAGTCGCACATTGTGTGCGTCTTACTCGTCCGGCGTGTTCAGTGCGGCTCGCTAGCGCCCTATCAGCGGTTTATACTCTCCGAACGGTTCGCCATGTCGCACCATTCAAGGTGCCTGGCTACATCACGCCCAGTGAGCCGCGGGCTAACTACCTCATCGCACTTCGCGCGCTATATGCGGCGACGTGGTACACTCTGCTAGATTGTCAGAGAACAGTGCCCTCATCCTACTTGATAGCAGGATGTCCTACCTAGTGTGCTGCGATGCCAGGCAGGCAAGGGGCGCGCGCCGCGCGGGGCAGGATGTCTCTCCTACCCTCTGCCGCGTTGCGATGCCCTATAATGCAGGCTCCGTGCCAGGCAGGAAGAGAGTGTAGTCCGCAGTAGGAGCTCGTAGGGAGCTAATGATTCCAGCTACTTAGGGCAGGGTGCGCCGAGCTCAAGAAGCGTGCCAGGCTGGCAGCTATGCAAGGAGTGAAGGTAGGATAACTACTTTGCGGGGTGCTGGGAAAAGGCGAAGGGTTTCCAGTAGTTAGCGGAGGGTAGGGTAAGGTGGGAGATAGCAAAGATTGCGAGGTAGCTCTCGGCAAGAGTTATGCCAGCGGTAGCTCGAGGAGGGGAGGTAGGTTGAGGTGGGGTAAGGTCGGGTTAGGTGGGAGCTCGAGGGGCGTGGCAGGGTCGTTGCACTCTGCACAACCGATGCCAATCGGGGTAAATTCGGCAGGATCGGGGGTGATGTGGGTGGTGCGTGGCTTGCAAGGAGCAAAGGCGATGCCAAAAAGAAAAAGAAGGATAACGCATGACAAGTAATAAAAGAAACTACTTGTCGCAGAGAAGATACTAATAAAAGAGAATGTAAGAGATGTAGTTGGTATGTGGAATGCAGAGAGCAAAGAACTAGCCAAGTAGCAGGTAGGTAGGAAACCTATAGGAGTGGTGCGGTCGGGCGGCGTATGCCCTCCCCAGAGGGGGTATTTAGACACCAAAACCATCAACACAGCTAAATACCCCCTAAAACAAGCTCTATTAAATAACCCTTTATCTAACTATTCGATATCATTACCTTAAAAATTAGCCATTTCCCCTTCAAAATAATTTACCCATTTCTGGGAGCATCTTTTGCCATTTAAGATACCCATTTTCACATATGGTCACCTAATCTCACATATTGCTAGATAGGGCAACATATGATCACCGTATAATGACCATATGTATATGGTCATTTAGCCAGCTGATATAAATAATCGCATGAAACTTCAAAACAGCCTCAAAGTCGCCGAGCGCCGCTACCTCAACAACCACCGCTGTGGTATTAACAATCAACCGCCCAAGCCTCGCCTCCCTTCACGTCTAATCGCCCGTGCCAGGACTCGCTCTCCCTTCCATGTATTTTTACACCGTCGGGAGGCAAATCTTAAAAGCATAATTCATTAACGCATTGCGATAAATAAATAATATCATTGTCCACACTTGTTTCTATTATTACTTTGGTATATCTTACTTGTACGGGCGGTGCAAGTTTACCACATACCGCTCCCCAAGGACCTGCATGCCTCGCTTTTTTGCTCTTGTGTCCGCCCTCTTGTTCTTTTGTTGTTTTTCCACTGCCGGTTGTTCCCAACCTGCCCTCGCCCCCAGCGGACCTCAGCAAGCCCAACTGGATAGCCAGATGAGTGTGGCGTTAGTCAGCGATTTTGGCGCCCAAGATTCGGAGCATTTACCTTTCTGTAGCGGAGTGTGGGTTTCTCCCACCACCATCCTGACCGCTGCCCACTGCGTGCAAGGCTACGCCTACATGAAGCATCGCATGCTGGTAGCCCAGGCGTTGATCGATTCGGGTATGCCACCCATGCTGGCTAGATTGTTATCTAGTATTGACTTGGAAGATGTAAATCCTAATGATCCAGAAATTCCAGCCATACTGTCCCAAGCTTTGAAAATTATGGCCACCATCCCACCCGTCCCAGAGCCAGGTTTGGACGTCCCCTATGTAGTCGCCAGCCAAGTGGTCGATAACGGAACTGCCCCCACCGGTTTCCAGCACACCTCCGCCGTCTTCATCGATCATCAAGCCGACCTGGCTCTGCTCAAGACAGTGGGTTTTGTTCCTCCGCATCTCAGCGCCCAGGCAGCTGCACATTTCCCGTTGGTGGGAGCCGACGTCACCAGTATCGGTACCGTGCGTGGTAACTACTTTACCTTTCGTAAGGAAACGGTAGCCGCTTATCGCCACTCTGAGAAAAACGATGGCATGAAAGATATCGATGGACCTTTTCTACAATTATCTGGCGCCAAAATTAGCCATGGCGATTCTGGCTCCGGTATTTTCAATACCCAGGGTCAGTTAGTGGGTCTTGTTAGCTTTGTGGATGCAGAAGCCGATGCGACTTATTGCATTCACTTAGAGACCATTCGTCGCGTCATGATTGGTCAACGCTTGCTTCAGGGTAAGATCGATGTCACGGCTCAGGATCCCGATCTAACAGAAGCTCCTCTCAACCTGGAATAACCTCTCCTGAAAAAGTTGGAAACATGACTGCGAAAAAATTATGGCAGTTTGCCTTTTTGATTATTGCCGGACTGATTTTTTTTCTCCCCAGTTGCACTACCCATCTGCAGTTGGGAGGATATCAGTACACTCACTTTCCCACCGCTGCCGTTGCACCTCAACTTTTTCCGGTGTATGTCGATCAAGATTTTGGGGAAGCCGATAAGTTGGATATCGCTCAAGCTTTGGATCAGTGGAATTTTGTCTTCAACGGACATGCCAAGTTTGTCTTGGTGGACACCCATTTCCAAGCACCCTCCATCTTGCCCGTGGTTCCAGAGGGTGCTTTTTTCATTCTCAAAGTTACCGCCAGTAACCCATTGACTCAACAAGCCGATCATGTGGTAGGGATCGAGCCCAATGGTACGCCACATGGATATTCTTTAGGCTTTACTTATCGAGTCTGCGATCATCATGTCTATGTGGTGCGCGATCGTTTGGACAATGGGGATGTCTTTTATATCGTCATGCACGAGCTGGGTCATGCTTTGTGTGCGGAACATAGCTCCGACGGTTTGATGTATCCACATTATAGCCGAGAGAGATTTCAATGTGTGGATCAAGAAGCCGCCGAGCAAGTGGCTCGCGCTCAAGGATGGCCTAATGATCTTAATTATTGTGTGCCGACCGTCGACAAACATGCGGTTAGTCGTTCCTCAGGAGGAGAGCAACAAAATTGGGAGCCGACCATCGATATTATCGGGCGTTAAATTATGAGAACACCAGTAAGGTTCGGATTTTTTGATCGATATTATCTGGAGTGATGTGCTCCGGCAGGAAGTCCAAGTGGATGATGAGGGCACTGCCCTTCTTCAGTTCCCACTGCTCGCCCTGGGGTAATTTATAACTTTCCACTGACAGCTCCTTGTCCCGATGCCAGCAGGTGAAGTACCAAGCGTAATAGGTGGCGTCAGGCAGAGCGATGTATTCCACCGGATGCGCGTGTCGAGCGCAACGCCAACCTTTCAACTGTCCGTCAGGGCTTAGTTGATGATGATAAATTACTTGGTAGCTTTTGTTTTTCACGAAAATGCCGGATAAAGTTTCATTAATGAGTATCGCTCCTTCCGAGCCTCCTGTGATGAGTGAAACAAATTGATACTCTACCTGACACGTCTTGCACATACAATTAACTAGATAAGAAAATGGAGCCCAATTCTGAGCGATTAGTTGATGACAATATTTACAGCGGATGATTTGTTCCATGATTACATAAAGACTAACAATCTCTCCAACTTCTCCTCAACATTAAAGGGAGTCCAGTCCACGATGAAATTAAAAGTATGAACATAATCCCAGTTACCAGTTCGTACTCCCACTTCATCCTGATAATAGGTGTAGAACTTTATGGAAGTTAATCCGGTTTCCTGATCACACGTGACCGTATAGCTCTTTTCTTTAACCGGGATGGCAAAGAAAACATGACGAGTCAGTCGTGGCTGCTGCGGTTCCGCCAAAGAATAATCATAACCCGTTCCACAATTTGGACATCTCAAATGAATAAAAGAAACATTATTAACGCACGATTTGCCCAACTGTGATAATTGTTGTTGACAATATGTGCAGTTCATAGAAAGGTTAGGATAGTTTGTAGTTTAGATAGAACATTGTTGGCGGTGATGGCAGAGGCGGAGGTTGGAAAACCAGCTACAAATTCGTGCTGAGTGAATATGTTAGGATCATTGATATCTTGAGAATATTTTCTAATCTCAAAGGCATCTGATTTACCAACAATCATAATACCATACCACATTTGTTTGTGGAATACCATAAATAAGCGATAGACTTCCAAATTAGTATCAAGATTAATGGACTTTCTAAATACTACTGATTGATGATTATCGCACTGTAATAATTGATAGTCTTGTAAATCATTTATTGAAGATGATCCATAAATAATATTAATTTTCTTTATTAAATATGAAGCATCTATAAAGGGTTGTTGGCAGTAAGGGCAGTTCATAGGAAGACTAAAATGGTAGGAAGTTTTTGCAAGAAGTTATCCGGGGTTAAATTGGGAATGAAATCGAACTGAATCAGGCGCCCATCTGCATTAAAATTGTGGGGATAGTAATCGATATGACAGGAAACATAATTAGGTTCTTTATAAGATCCCGAATCATAAGGGCGAAAAATAAACCAGACGGTATATTCTTTATCCTTGTGGTCATGAGTGAAGTATAGAAAATCTGGCAGACCATCACCTTCATGATAATCGTAGCGCCTCAAATGTACTGTAACGGCATGATGACTGCAGGACCACCGTCCTTCATCGTTCTCCTTTCGGCATTCATTTTGACAAAAGAAGCAATTCATAGGAAAGGCAAATATAGTTTGAGTTTATGACGCATTCTCATTTCATTGAAGAATGGAAAGTTGATATGCGTCACGGTGATATCAATATCTGGTGGGGCGGTGAGATGATATGCCAGGTGCTAACTCGATAGGGGAATATGGTCACTATTTCATTGAGTCCCCTTATAGTGTAGTGAGGGGTTTGGGCACCGGCTGGCAAGTCGGTTTGAGTGGGGCAGTTATAACCGATAGGTTTAGGCAGAGGTTCGTTTTGCTTAAATCTTCTAGTATCTCCGGGATAGGTATCGCCGTAAACTGGATCCAACTCTCCATGACAGATAGGGCACTTCATGAGAATAGCATCCAAATGTTGAGTTTCTCTTCCAATTTTTCTAAATTATTTAAATCATATTTAAAGTCTTGGAAAGTAAAAACGGGCAGTGAGGTACCATGCTTCTCTGTAATCGCATTAGAGTAGATGTTAGTGGTGCCTGCTTTGATACTGAAAGAAGGTTTAAAGTAAGTATAGATGTGGAATAGATCTTTGGGAGTATAGAAGGTAATGTAATACAACTCCGGTTCATCATAAGATTGAGTGTAGTATTGAAAATAATCTACCGTACAACGCTTGTTACAATTCTCATACTTAAAGGGGTTAAATTCTTCTGGAATAGTTTTCTTGATCAAAGGAGCTTTACAATATGGACAGTGGGTTAGTGGCTTCATGACCAAACTTTCAGGGTGGGAAACTTCTGCTTAATATTGTGAGGCGTGATGTTTTTGGGACAGAAAGTTAGCTGCATCACTCGAACACGTGGTGCTATATTGAAGTTATCCGCCTCAGCATATTTAATCTCATTAAGGTAAAAGTCGGACGGTGGGCAATAGACAGCTTCATACTCCTTATCGTTATCTTTGAACGAGATAATTGCGCACCACACTCTTAAAGTTTTCATGTCGGGTGCTAAATCAAAAATAGTGCGCGCTATTTCTGGACAGTCAGGGCAGACGCCATGACATAAGCCGTCGGACAATTTATTGATTTCCATCTCTTGCTGACAAAAATAACATTTACTCTTCATAAGAATACCAAATAGGTTTTTAACTTTTCTAATGCATTATCGGGAGTAATTTTGCTGGGCATGACGGTGGTTCGAAAAATATAACTATCCTGTCCACTGGACTTGGCGGTATCTCTGATATCAAACCATTTGTTAACATAATCCCAGTGCAAACAATATTCTATCTCACGATGCTCAACGAAGATAGCCATATGATTAGTCGTCCACACTTCTGTATCTACATTTTTCTCTGCTATTACACGAACTTCATTTATGCAAGACTTACAAATCCAAATCATTACCAATCTGGGTGCTTGACCATTATCGATTGATTTCATTTCTTGCTGACAAAAGGGGCATTGCATAATATAATGCCCAGATATGATTAAGAGAACAGGATCAAGGTCTTGATACGTTGAGCTAGTTTTTCCGGGTCGTTGGTAGGTAATATGGTGGGAACGTTCATAATAAAACCATTACCTTCACCTTTATGTTCGGTATTGTAGATAGAGGTTCTACCCGAACCTACCTCACTAGTGAGTGTATAGGGCGGAATAATAGAACGTTGCTCAATCTTCCCATCCATTACCTGAATGACGTAATGTGGTAGGTTCGCCACCATGCTAGTGTAGGTAGTAGGACATTTATACAATACTGTGTGTCCATTTACATACTGCACGTTAAGTAGACAATTGCAGATGGGACAGTTTTTGATATTAAAACTTTTAGGTCGAGGGATCATAGAAATATTAACATAGTTTTAATCTTCCGAGCCACATTGTCGGGCGTGATGTCTGGTTGGTTATCTCCCGCACTCAAACTGAATAAAACGTTCATGTCTCTATTGACCAGTTTGCCAGGAATACCCAGCTCTCTAATATACCACAGAAAAGCATAGCCGGTGGCGGAAGTAGTCCAGCGATAATGCTTATCGTTTAACTGAGTATACAAAGAGCAACTATTACAGTAATTGGAATCCTTAAAATATAAATACTCGGCGTGACAGGTTTCGCACCAATATACATCCACTCCCATTCTATCCATTTCTTCCAGCGGAGAATGAGGAGTTGGGTGCTGACAAAATCGACAAATAACTTGGCGTGCCGGTGTTTCCATATTAACTTAAAATAAGCAGGGTTTTTATCTTGTCAACCACCGCTTGATATTTTTCCAAATCCAGCTTGAGGGCGCGGGACAGCTTGACATGATCGCTAATTACTACTACATCTAATTTGGAAATGGTAGTGGTATTTTCAACGTGGTCAATAACCACATAAATCGTATCGGTGAGAACAATCTTCTCTACTATTAGCATCCCTAAACTATTATGGTAACGAATATAGCGAGGCATAGTATGATACCAACATTCCCATTTATCGCATCTTTGGTTACCCTCCCGGGGCGCCAACTCTTGGTGACAGAAAGGACAGTTCATGAGAACAGCACGAAAATGCTGATTTTTTCTCGAAGTCTCGTCAAGGCGGGAAAGTCCGGCTCCAACCGTTTATCGATATCGATGTACTCCGGCACTCCATCTTTCAAACACACAATACGAGACTTATGAGTAACATAGTTAATTTCTATCCACCTCTTGCCGGGTTCGTAGGAAAGCTTGATCCAATCTACCTTGCCGGTCATTTCATCGACGATATGGTTAAAACTGTGACTAATGCCGCTAGAACAGTTTCTATCGATGTAGTTAGACTTTTTATCCAGCATAGCCAGATATCGATCATTAAGGCGAAGGTTGGTCAGCTTGTTGCCACACATGGGACAAGTTAGGGAGTCGTCCATACAGAAATATATAACGTCTGGAAAATGTAGTAATATCAACGCATATCTTTTAGTTCTTTTACCTACGCAGAGAATGGGTGACCCATGGACTTGTTTGAGAAAATTGATCAATTCGAAAAAATGGCAAACGAGCTAGCTGACCAACTTGAAGAGGGTATGGCTCAAGATGCTGAAACTATTGAAGAATATACTACTCAACAGCTGGAGCGTCGTACTTCTGCCAAGAATAGAATGAAGAAGCTATCCACCCTATTGAAGCGTTAAATAAAGTTAACAGTCATTTCTTATCGGCTTGAATTCTGCGGAGTTTGAGCCGATTTTCTTTTTAGGAGAACAAAAGGTAAATTTTAATCTTGTTACACAGTTTAGGATAATCGGAAAAGTCAGGCTCAAAATAAAACGGCAGTCTTTGGGGGTCTACTATGGCTGCTAGTTCATCTGGCGCTGATTTTCCAATACTCATATACTTATTGTTTAGGAACAGCCCGACAGATAGTAAAGGCGACATCGACAGGGTGAACGCTACTCTTGACAATATGTCCTTTTTGAACACAGGATGATTTAAATCCACCATGCAACTGAAAATATGATCTGCGCGGAGACGACAATTTTTGTACATAATTACGCTGTTGTATTGGTTGAATGTATTAGTCAGTGGGTCACCACAGATGGGACAATTAATAGGTACGTTCATTTTAACTAAAAAGTAGATAAATCTTAATCTTGTTACATAATTTAGGATAATCGGAGAAGTCGGGCTCCACGTAAAATGGCACTTCTTCAGGATCATTTAGAAGTGCTCTATTGTCCGACGCCGATCTATCAACACTCATAAACTTACCTTCAGGATGAATTTCCACAGAGAGCAGTGGCGACATGGACAATGTAAAAGCCACCCTATCCACTACATCTCCGGTTCCGGGTCCATTAAAGTTGTTTAAGAAGACGGCACAACTAAAAATGTGATCTGGACGGAGACGACAATTTTTATAGACTACGTCATTTGTGGCGGCGTTGAAGGTATTTTGCAACGGATGATTACAGATAGGACAATTAATAGGTATTTCCATGTTCATTAGCTAAAAAGTAAATTTGATTATTTAACCTTACGATTTTTTATATTTCTAATGGTATTAGCACTGACACCATATACATTAGCAAGTTTTCTGCTACTCAAGACGCTTTGCTGTATTTCTAATATCTGCTCCGCAGTTAATTTCACACGTAGTTTGCCAGTTAATGTGTTAGCAATTTTGTTCTTGTGCTCTTCTGTTAAAGATTTTCCTAAATTAGCAAGTGATAAATTCAATCTGTGCTCTTTAGTAAAAGGTTTTTTAGGTTTACCGGTGTGTGCCGCGGACATTTTTTCTCTGGTTTCTGGGCTAACTTCTTTACCTATATGCGCTGCAGACATTTTTTGTCTAGTTTCGTCAGTGTACTTTTTACCCTTGTGGGCTTCTCCTATCTTTTTCTTCCACTCATCGTTTTTAACCATACCGGTTCGTGTTTTAGACATTTTCAATTTTGTTTCTTCAGTATGATTAAAAGTTAGTCCGGTATGAATTTCAGCACACCTTTGTTTTTGAAACTCCGATTGTTTCTTACCATACATGGGTTGCCGTTCTTTGGGAAGACCTCTATTCCAGGCAGGATCGCCTCCGGGAGCAATATTATATCCCTTTTCCGAATTGCGACTATCATATTGTGCAATCAATAATTTTTCAGCTTCATCGGCACCGTTTTGTGTCCAGGAAGACGCAATCACGTCATAAGAAAAATTATCAATTCCGTGCCTAGCCATGGCTCGGTGTATGTATTGAATTGGTTTTTCTAATTTTGCATAGGCTCGGTGCTGTGACCAACGTTCCTTGGGACGTACTGTCTGTCCAATATAAACTTTATTGTCGAGCATGTTAATGATTTTATACAAATAGTATATTTTGTGTTCCATAGAACCTCCGTATACTATATATCAGATTATTCACATCAGCTGAATAAGTTATATATTTTAATTTTTTCGACTAAAGCATCGACGCTCTGAATTCTAATAGGATCAAACTGAGGCACTTTGAGGTTCATCAAACTATCCAATAGTTGCTCTAGCAGATCAGTGCCGGCGCAACGTCCCAATCTGAAAGTCGCTTCGCCGCCTCCTATCCTAGCTGACATGTGATAAAATTTATCATTACGTAGGTATCTAATATTTTCTCTACCTGGACCCATCATGTATGTCTGACTTACTTCAGTGTCAATTACTGGAAATAAGTAAAAATTATAGAAATGAATTGATTCTCGCACCATACTTATGGTGGTGGCAGTCGTTTCAATTTCGACTGGAATATTTTTACTTTTCGCGCATTCTGAACATCGGCGTAAAATGTGAACCGTATTGTCCAATATCTTCCTCAAAGCCTTTTGGCTATCATCGATGAGATAAGTGCCATCATGCAGAAAGACAGCTCCCTGGTCGGGTGCCTGACCTCTCAAATGTAGAAAGACGCCTGCCGGCAAAGTCTTGATACTCATCTTAGTCCTACCACCCTTAGGAAGGTCTGCGGTATACACTAAGCTTTCCATAGGCAAATCATGAATGAGACAGATTTTACGATAATCAAGTAATTCTTGAAAGTTCATTTTAAATCCAGGTTATGAAAAAAGTGCGTAGGTGTTCAATTTATCGATCAATTTTTGTTTGTTTCCCAGCTTATACTTGGGTAGTAGTTTCATCTCAAAAACCAAATCTGGTCCCGAAACATTGGGGGCGGTGTAGGTACGCACCGTACCAATAGATTTTTGCTTATCGAAATCTGATCTTAATTGGTAGCGTCGGTTTTTATGAGAGATAAGAAAATTTTCATAACGAATGGTGGTGGGACTGACCACACCATTAAATGTTTGAAAATCTAAATTTCTACTAGAAATACTAGAATCACAGCCAACACAGTAACAAATGAGAAATAATTTTCTTTTAGCGAGATAGTCTGAGAAGCTAACGTTATCTGAAGTAACTAATTTGTTGTTACGGTGGTAAATATATATTTTGAGATTAGCACGATATCGGATGCTTAAATCTACTTCTGTATATTTATCAGTCACGATAGTCATAGCTGTATTAGCCCAAGTGCAATCGGGAAATAGGGCATCTTGACCGTTTCCGTTAAATCCAAATTTGAAGGTCATAGTATAACCGCACACGAAACATGGACTACAGTAATGGATAAAATCCTTGACAAAGAATTTTTTGTGTTCCATTATTTAATATGGCTCCAACTTCGTCCGGCTCGTATATTCCTGATAGCCCTTTCTTTGACATTATATTTTAGAGCTATATCCCAGGTACTGACTCCGCCCGACAACAATATTTTAATTTCTCTGACATCATTTTCAGTTAATTTAGCGCTGTTATTATTTTCTCCTACATGTTTGCCAGTATGTGCAGCAGACATTTTACTCTTGGTATTTTCCGAAATTTCTTTACCAAGTTGGACTGCTGATATTTTTGCTTTAGTTTCTGGTGTGCGCTTTTGTCCTTTGTTGGAATCGGAAATTTTCCTTTTAATCTCGTCACTTTTAGGTTTTCCATAATTGTGATTTTTTTCGCCCATTACAGCTTCAGACATTTTTCTTTTAGACTCCTCTGTATGAATAAGTCCTGCCACGCCTTCACCACCATCTGTGAGATTGTAACCAAATTGGTTTCCGTATTTAGAAATATTGGTTTTATGCTCAGCTATCCAAAATACTTCCCCGCTCAAAGCTTTTTCGTCCGATTCATACTCTTCAATGATAGAAAATTCAAAATTATCCTCACCATATTTATTAATAGCTCTGTGGATAGGACACGAATCTTTTTTATATTTGGCAGCCGTTAAGTGATCGTGCCACCTTTCGTCAGGATTACACGTTTTACCGATATACAATTTGCCATTGACTAAATTTTTTATTTTGTAAACGCAAAACATCATTCGCTCGCATTCCGCCTCAAATATGCTAATATAAATTCTTGAATATCACCATCTAATATGGCGTTAGCGTCATGGCTTTCGTACCTGGTTCTATGATCTTTTACTAAAAAATACGGAGTGAGTGTTACCGTGCGGATCTGCGAGCCGAAAGAGACATCAGAAAAGGAAGAAACCAGTTTCTCTTTTTCAGCCTGTTTCTTTTTCATTTCAATTTCGTATAATTTAGCCTTTAACATTTTCATAGCGGTACGACGGTTGGCATGCTGATCACGCTCCGTGCGCACGAAGATAGCTATACCGGTAGGAAAATGTTTGAGTCTGACAGCGCTAGCCACTTTATTTTGATTCTGACCACCCGGACCACCAGCGGTCTGAGCCGTAAATTCAATATCTTTTTCTTCTACCCTAATATCAATAGTATCCTCAATATCAGGAGTGACTGCGACTGCCGCAAAAGAAGTTTGTCGAGCATCACCTGCATTGAAAGGTGAGTTGCGAATCAAGCGATGCACGCCCGATTCGCCTTTAAGGAAACCATAAGCGTAAGGACCTTCCATACGAATAGACACCGAATCAATACAAATAGAACTATGTTCTTCCGAACGTTTTTCATCCAATATTTCTGTCTTGTAGCCACGAGCGTCGGCATAACGAACATACATGCGTAGCAACATACTCACCCAGTTAGCAGCTTCTAAACCGCCTGCTCCCGCACTGATACTAAGGATGGCAGCACTATCATCTATCGGATCCTTCATCATCTGCTTAAACTCTAAATCGGATAATTGAGAATGTAATATAAAGAGAGTAGTGCCTTCCTTCTCTATTTCGGCAACATCTATCTCCGCCAGTTCAGTATAAAACTGTATCTGATCTCTGAACTGAGTCATGATCTTGATCAGTTCAGATAACTTACTGCGCTCTCTCATGATAGCAGCAGCCCCACGAGGATCAGACCACAGACCAGGACCGTTAAGCTGTTCATCAATTTCTGACAAACGCTTTTGATACTGGATAAGGGGTATCATCCCTTCCAGGACAACCAGTTTTTCCTGGCAGGCTTGTAGTGTTTGCAGTGTATCCATAAGTTCTCACTAATCCGACAAACCGAGATGCTGTTTTAACTCCAAACAACTAGGGTTTTAATTCTAGTTAGCAACTTTTTCTGCCCCATAGCATTCCAATCCAAAAGAGGATAGGTAATAGGAAGTGCACCTTCATTATCACGTGTATAAATGTTAGTTTTTTCCCATATGTAATCATTTTGTATCCATAAGCTACCCATCACAAAACTCTCATAAAATAACTCGAGTGGTTTGATCACATATTCTGTAGACTCTAGTTCAGTCACATATTTTTTAGACTCTGGTTCAACTACCTGGAAAGCCTCACTCACTACCGTGTAACTATACTTACACTTACAATATAGCTGCACATGAGGAAATAGGGATAAGAAAACATTTTTAGCTAACATGTTGTCAATACTAGGCGTATCACTATTCTCGGGGACAGAAAAAGTCAAGACATTGGTATTCACGTTTATCCTGGCTTTAACTTGTAAGTCAAATATAGCAGTAGTATGTTGAAAAGAAAAATCTACCGTATCATCTTTAATTGGGGCGCTGACCACAGGCAATTCGTTAAAAGAACCCAGAAACTGTGTTACGCGATAACACAAAGGTTCGCCACAGAAAAAACAAACCTTTCTGCAATCCAGAAAATCTGCAATATTTGAATAAAAATTTGACATATCTTAAGTGAAGATCAATAGATTTTTGACACGTTTCAGAGTTTTGGTGGGATCATTTCGGTCTAGTGGGAGAAGAGGAAATTGTTGTGTAATCTGGCGGACAGCGTTGGCGCCAATCACGGGTGGAGAAAAACGAGAATATACCGTCAGCTTGGTAGTGTAGATATTTTTCAATTCCCATGCCTCGCTCATACGGTCAGCCTGGAAAATTACCCTCTCCGAGTTGAGAATAATTTCTTTCATAGCTACAGGTTGTAAAGCAACAATAAGCTGCAGCGTATAATCATATTTCTGGCACGCCCTACATTTAGCTGTCAATGACAAATACCGATGTCCCGAAAGTGGCGGTGGCGATCCCGCACTGGTATAACCAAGACTTGAGGTTACTGTTTGGTTATCATTTTCAATATTAATTTCTCTTTCAACATGGTTAGTTTGTGTATTGATTCGAAAAATATCTGCATACCCTGCCCCTCTCAGAGTATAAGTAATGGTAGAATAACCATGGTCTTCAGCATACCTATCATATTCAAATGACAACCCGGCACCGTAAGTTGGTGAGGTATCTAAATTGTCCAAAGTTGCCATACCGTAATTACACAATAAGCATCTGGGAATATGATCGAACGCTTCTTGAATGCAACGAAATTTATCAAACATCAGGTCGTACTACTACTGTTGGAAGAATCATCTTCATAAAAATCAGCAAACACTTGGGCAGTTAAACCAGCATCAATCAAAATCGGGCGATCATCTTTGGTTCCCCAAGAGGAAATTCTGGCGATATCGCCCGGCATCAGCTTGAAACGTTCCCCAACTCTTTTCATCTCTTTGTATACTTCTGAATCTGATACTCTATCAAAATTCTTAGGTTTAGTTAAATCTTTATTATCCGACACGTTTTTCAATCCAAAACGAATTGCCTCATCAAAATCAGAAAACGGGATGCCAGTCATTTCTTCAAACTGCTTGGTGGTAATCTTATCCAAATAACAGGTTTCTATCCAAGCATAATTAGTGGCATGTCCCAGAATCTCATTAAGAAATTTAGATTTCATCTCGGGGTTAGCTTCGGCTTTGTTCTGAGCGATGCCCTTATCGTTTTTAGCTACTTTAACGATGGTCTTACCCGGTGTCAAGTAGACGATGCGCGAAGAACCGGAACTCAAGTGCGTGAGGTTTTTCTCCGCATACTGCTTACGAGCATTATAGGTTTCAAGTTTTGCTAAGTTAGATAAAACTGTCTTAAGTTCCTTGGAATCGGCGGGCAATTCCTCCGAAGTAGCCAAAGAATGGAACATATTAGCGAATCTTAACAACTTATTGGGGTGCATGGTAAAATACAAACTTATTAGGTGAAGATAATCAAATTATTAAGCCTCTTAGTGGTTTCTTCTTTAGAGACAAAAGGAATCAACGGAAGATTTATATAAGTACCACGCACATTACGTTGATGAGCGTAATTAAAAGACTCAGACAATCCATCTTCTTTCCAAAAACCTAGTAGTGTTCTACCGGTAGACATATTATTAATCAACTGATAGGATCTAATATTAGTGTGTTCGTTATTCAAAGTGTGTTGTAAACAATAAATTTCGTAATCAAATATTATAGGTTGCACCTGCCGCCCCAAAATTAGATTAAATTTTTTCGAATAATATGCATATCTAACGCACCTAGAACATGTTTTGTAAAATTCAAATATCCTTAAACTGTTGTGTAAAGCTACACAACGCGAAATCAGATCACAAGAAATAATATTCTCAAAATGAGTTCCCCCTTTGGTATAAAATTCTACATGAAACTCGGGTTGTTCTAGTTTGAAACAATATTTTACTTTGTAGGTTTTATCTACAGTGGGTTTAAGTGGTAGCAAGTCGAAACTAACAAACAGACAATCGTTATCAATTTCAATAAATTGTTTACGACTGGAGTGAAAATTAATTTTCATTCTAGCATCGCACAAAGGGCAAAAAGTTTTGTAAGAAAAAAAATCTCCCAGATTCATTCAATTCCTAAAATTAAAAAGCTAGTAATCACGGATATATAAACGGTATGATACACGAAAAAAGATGCGTAAAATGCGGTTCAGCTGGTCCATTCAGCAAGGATAAGTATAACTCGGATGGTCTAAACAAACGATGTCGGTCTTGTGTTTCCGAATATTCCAAAAAATATTATCGTAAAAATTACGCTGCGAAAATCAAAGACAAGAAAAAACAGTATAAGCAACAGAATGCTGAAAAAATTATCACGGCAAATAGATTTCGCATTTACGGTATAACACAACGAGAGTTTGATAATATCTTAAGCTCACAAAATGGTGCCTGTAAAATATGCAAAATAAAATTAACTCTTAGCGGTACAAGCGTTACTCGAGCTTGTATAGATCATTGTCACAAAACTAATATAGTAAGAGGCATATTATGTCAGCAATGCAATAAAGGAATCGGTCATTTTAACGATAATCCAGAGCTAATGAAAGCGGGAGCGGATTATTTGTTGTTAGCACAACAACGCCCCGAAGTCTCGTACCAACTAAAGGTTGGTCCGTGAGCAGTTGTCATTGGGCGCGAAGCATTTCGTACATGCCAAATATGTCCTCCCTTTAGACCTGATACATAAGGACTACCACTTTCATTAATAACAAATTCGTCTACATTTCCTGCCATATCATAAACTCCATAGTCGCTATGACACTCTGATTTGGAACCAGAGGGTACAAGTAAACTGCGAAGTTTTTTTGCCGTTTCATCATCTGGTTTTTTAGCTTTAAAAACATCAATACCACCAGGTATGTGACGATCAAAATTACATATATTATTATCACGATGGAATCCATCTCCATATGGTAATGGGTGCATATTTGGTCCTTCGGCCGCCAGCGTCCATTCGTGCGAAAAACACATTCTCTTTCCGACACTTTCACATGCTCTTTTCACATCGAAAAAAGACATCCAGTCTTGGGGGATTTGACCTTCTTTATTGGGCCATTCGTATTTATCCATACAAAAATGCATATGCACTTTTTTGTCTGATTTACACAGGGTGGGGGCTTGAAATTCCCCGCAAGCCCAGGTGGGGTCGGCTGGTTTATTCTCGCGCTTACCGCTCATGTCCACGTTATAGAGACACTTTTGCTCCACGTCGGGACAATAGTCGCCCTCTATCTCCACCATGTCACTGGGACAGGCGTTGATGCGCTGCAAATTCTGTGCCACCCCAGCATCACTTTCATTTTCTGTAGATTGGGCGGATGATGTGGCGCTAATTATTCCTGCAAATAAAACGGTTAGAATTGATGAGACAATTTTCATGGTTGTGTACTACCTCTAACAAACCATTATAACCACCATCATTCTCGATGCAAGCCAAAATAAAATGACCGTGAATTGTGATCCACGGTCATAAGCGAAGGTGTTCAATTTCGTCGAATTTACACTCACCTGACGAGAGGTGCTTGCATCACTACCTCATGAACTTAAGTTGTTTTATTTTCTGCCCAGAGCGGCATTTACTAATTCTTGAAGGTTACCCACGTTTACATGATTTTGACGAGCCCATTGTTGTAACCTGCTTAAAGTATCTCTTCCTAGTTGACCATCTTGGGCAATTGGACCTAATTGTCCACTCTCTATTTCTGGTCTAAAAGCGGTATTCAAAAATCTTTGTAACATGTTAACAGTATTGGAATCTGGAGTGTAAGCGGCTGGCGCTGGAGCACCTTTTTCTTGGACAGCGGGGGCATTTAATTCCTTTGACATCAAGATCGATTGATCTCTATCTACTGGCGCTGCATCATTAGTTGGAGGCATTATGGTGCGAGGTAACACATTAGATTCTTGCGGTCTAAAATACTTGTCCCACAAACTTGGGGTGTGTTGCACGCCTCCAGCGGGAACGTTTGGACCCATGTAAACATATTGTCTAGTGCCGCCTGGTTGAATATTCGGCACCCAATTTTTTTCATTTCCTCTGGGATCATTTGGTTCATCATAAATACGCCATGGTGCTGGATCGGTAACGGGCGACTCTTGGGCTAATGCCTGCAAGAAAGATCGACGATCCCCATATAGGGCTAATCTTTCGAAGGTAGTGGCTTTTTTGAGTAACGTATCGGCTTTAAAAGACATCAGGGCACCTTTGTGTGGATACTGTTAGACATACTTCAATATTACCATAGAAATCATCACTTTCCGTGTCTAATTCTTGTAATACCATCTAATAAGTTTTGTTTGGATGATAAAGGACGTAAATTGGAGAGTGCCCAACATTTCTGAAAATCTTCGTCACTCATAGACAGGTAAACAAAACTAGAGTGCGGAACAATATGATCAATTTGCCAGGTCCAGGTGGTAGGATCGTTGTCGTTCCAAGCTTTTGCATCATACTTACCCCAATTATTCCATGTCATCCAAGGTTCGAATTGCTGTTCGAGATGTTGTTTTAATTCTTCTAAGGAGTATGGTAAGTAGTTCGTAATAGAGGCGCCACCTTTATTTTTACCACCACTCCTAATAAAATGTCTTATCGAAGTGGCAATATTCTTCCTCAATTTGAACATAGTATCTGTTTTTAACTTTTCATTTTCCCTGATTCGCCTGCTCTCAGCGATACGCTCCCTGTTGATAACACAGTATTCCAATTTTTCATCTTTATGCTCGGAATAGTACCGTTTTTGCCAATCATTTAACGTTTCCTTATTTTCATTCCAATACTTTTGAGTGTTTTTATTTATTTTTTCTTTGTTATCTAAATAGTAGATAGCACTTCGTATTTTTACACACGCTTTGCATTCGGAACGCAATCCACCGCGAGACTTACTAAAACAATTTTCATCTTTTTCAATTTTACATTTAGAACATCGCTTCATATGTTATTATATATCATTTTCTATGTAAAAACGCGGGGTTGTGGTAAATATTATCGCAATTCGGGGCATGAACTGCACTACTGACGATGCCCTGATTATCTATCAAACCACAAGTACAACCACATTGACAGTCGCAACCACATTTTCTACACTTTCGAATGCCAGAAAAGGTGTGACATCTATCACAAAAGAATGGATAATGACAATTACTGCAACAAGAACCCTGAGAGCCACCGAAACCAAAAGGTAAAATGACGACGTTGGGCGAATGCACTGCTCGCAGTAATTCATAGATAGTAAGTCTTTGAATGGGGAAATTTTGGCAGGGAGGACCAAAGTGATTGTGCTCAACATCCGCAAGTCCTTGATGAAGAAAAATTACCACGTCGGCATATTCACGGTTATAGCCGTCTTGGAAGGTGGGGAGGATGACCAAAATTCTCAAATTTTGCAAATGAACGATGGTAGGGTAATTTGGATCTGCTGCCACCCTAGCATCAAACTCCGCCTTGGTCATAGTATCATCGATGAACAATTGAATTTGTAGATTGGTTAGTTCACTAACGGAAGCATCTGAAGCAGGGTTAGATGGTTGCGCCCCAATGAAAATTGGTGGGCTTGGAGGATAGGTAATATCTCCATTAATAAAAACAATTGCCGGGGGCGGGTTCATGTATTTATGATGTTTTATTCACTTGACAGCCAGAATCTGGTGGTTAAGTTTCGCTTTATGCGATTATTATTCATTCCCAGTAACGGACGCCATACCGGCGATTTATTAGAGATTTATCTGTGCCAAGAATGTGGCATCCCCAAGCAGTTTAAGGATAACTTCTGTATGATTTGTACCTGTAGATATCCGCGCGCTGAATTAGGGACACCTACCGAATGTTTTATGTGTGCCAAACATTTTGATGGAAATACTCCAGCCACTGAAGTAATTATTGAGTTGACTACTATTAAAAAGGATCAAACTGATGATCGAAATACCGATATTTAAATTTGCAGTAAGAACTGATATGTTTAGAGGAATGGGTTCCCCATTGAATCCTCAAGACTTTCTCCCCAAAAAAGGATCGGAAAAGGCTACTGGCTGGGATGTGCGTGCCGCTGATCATATCAGTTTGCGTGCCGGGCAATATACTAAGATTCCTCTCGGTTTCCGTATGTTTGCGCCCGAAGGTTGGTGGATGGAACTACGCCCACGCTCCTCCACTTTCGCTAAGAAACGTCTACACTCCTTATATGGTGTTATAGATGAGGACTACGAAGGAGAATGCTTATTTGCCTGCCAGTATATTCCAGACATTTGCACCCTAGGCAATGATTTAAAAATCGAATTTGGTGAAGCCATTGGTCAGATTGTTCCTGTGAGAAGGCAAGAAATGATCGTAGAAGCCATCACGGAAGAGGAATACCAAAAGTTAGTGGCTACACGTAAATTCAATCGAGGAGCCGGTGGATTTGGTTCCACGGATAAAAAATGAATACAATTTACGAGTTAAGTGATTACATCAAAAGAAAGATAGGTACGGGCACATCTCGTCAAGAACGAGATAGGCTGAGAGCCGTTCTAGCTAAGGAAATCTCGGAAAATTCCGAAATGGCTTTCTTACTGCTAGCCAAAAGTGGCTTTACCCCCGACGAATCGATTATTTTGCAGAAAGTGAATGAAATAATGTCTAAGAAAGAAACACAGAACTTTGTCATTGATCCAGTGTCCATGAAAGGCGACGAGGACCAGTTTGGTGGTTCAGATTTCCCCGATTGGGAACCTATTGCTACTCCCGAACAAGAAGCTGCTATTAATAGATTGTACGCTTATAACCCCGTATTAAATAATGATACCAGCAATTATACTAAAGGTTCAGGATTAACTGATGGTTTTGATAAAGACGCCCCTTGGATCCAAACCTATTCGGGTAGACGTTTCAATCCCACTAATCCTAACCCAGAAGCTATTGTCATTCAGGATATTGCTCATGCTCTATCCATGCAGTGTCGTTTCAGCGGTCACTGTCGCGAGTTCTATTCAGTAGCTCAACATTCAGTCTTGGTAAGTCATATCTGTGGTTTTGAGAATGCATTGTGGGGTTTACTCCACGACGCCTCTGAAGCATATTTAGTAGATATGCCCCGTCCTTTGAAGAGGTCTGGTAAACTGGATGCCTTCATTGAGTTTGAACACAAGGTACAAGAGGCGGTTTGCAAACGCTTCGGTTTACCGGAGAAAGAGCCGCCTGATGTCAAGAGGGCTGATACCATCCTTCTCGCTACTGAAGCTAGGGATCTAATGTCTCCTCGACATCCCGACTGGAAGCAACCGGCGGAACCATTACCTTTCAAGATTGAATCTTGGAGCCCACAACAAGCAAAAGATAATTTCTTGAAAAGATTCACCGAATTGACATCTCTCCATTCTAAATGATATAGATTGATTATGGATACAAATAGCGTACCTAAAAATAATCTGGCAGGTAAAATATTTGGCAGATTAACTGTTATCAAATTTGATCATCGTAGCCTTAATGGTTCGAGGAGTAGACCTTATTACTTGTGTAAGTGTGAATGTGGAAATGAAAAAATTGTTGCTTCTGATGCACTTTTGCACGGCAATACAATTAGCTGTGGTTGCGCCTTTTTGGAACACATATCTAGATTGGGTAAGAGTACTAGAACAGATGGTAAAATTATGTCCGCGAAGACTATGTGGAAAAATAGTTATTCTGACGGATGTACTTTTGATACATTTATGAAATTTTCTCAAGAACCATGTTTTTATTGCGGAACGTTATTATCAAACACATTTAATATCTATATAAATAAAAATGGTCAAATAAAGAAAGGTGTTAGTGAGGAATGGGCTAATCAGTCCTGGTTCAGGTATAATGGGCTTGATCGTCTTGACTCTAATTTACCCCATAATGTTGATAATATTGTTCCTTGTTGTTCCATTTGCAATTATGCTAAATCTACTATGTCTTTGGAAGAATTTAGAGAGTGGATTAAAAGAGTGCATACACATCTCATAGAAACAAAATGGTAAATATCAATGACAGAAAAAACAGTACCAGAATTAAAATATTATGACGTTAAAGTTGAGACCATGCTACCTGCCACACTCACCTATCGTGTCCTAGCAGAGGATGCACAACAGGCTTCAGACAAGATTCGAGGTATCCAACCTAATTCAGTACAACACCGCCTAATTGGCAAGAAGGATATCAAGCTAACGGTCTACGACGCTGGAAGTAATATGATTCGATGGATGAAAAGATTAGTGGGTTAACATGTTTACTCAATATCTAAAAGTAGCTAAAAGCAAATTTGGAGATGGCGTTTTTACTACTATCGAAATTCCAGCCGGTACCCCCATCGATGAGCCACATGGTAATATCTGCACTCTGCAAGAGCTATTGGACCCTAAAGATTCTAGTGTCTTACAGATTGGTCCCAACGACTATTTAAATATTTCTGGTAATCTAAGGTTTCTCAACCACAGTTGCGATCCTAATTGCTATTTTCATATAGTGGGCAATAGAGCCATTCTACACTCATTATATGTAATACCAGCTGGGACAGAGTTAACCTTTGATTATTCTACCAGTGCCACTGATACCTACGAGATGTGGAAGATGGATTGCACTTGTGGATCCAACAAGTGTCGTAAAATTATCAGCGGATACCAATACTTGGATCCACCACTGCAAGAAGAATACAAGAAAAAGGGAATGATACCTTTGTTTATCACATTCCCTGTTTTTCAAAAAAGATGATAATATGCCGGCAAAACAAGATTTAACTGGACAAATATTTGGGAAATTAACAGTAGTGAAATATTCACATAGTAATTCAAGAAGTATTAGTTTTTATCTTTGTTTGTGCGAATGCGGTAATGAAAAAATAATTTCTGGTATTAATTTAAAAAGAACTAATAAAAACACAAAAAGTTGTGGATGCTTACATGCGGAACAACTCAAAACCCTTAGAGTGGATGATCCTCAACTTATGGCTGCCAAAGGATTATGGCGATCTAATTATAAAGATGGGTGCAGTTTTGAAAAGTTTTTAGAATTATCACAACTTCCTTGTTTCTATTGTGGAGTTATCAAATCTAACAAGTATAATCCACACACTAACTCAGTTAAAACAGGGCATGTGTCACAAGAATGGTTTGATCAGTGTTGGTATGAATATAATGGTTTGGATAGAATTGATTCATCAAAAAATCATTCGGAGGATAATATCGTTCCTTGCTGCGTAGATTGTAATATAGCCAAATCTAACATGACGATAGAAGAGTTTAGAAATTGGTTGAAACGCGTTTACAATAACTTTATTTTGAATAAGGATTAATAATGTCTGGTATAGTTTATTACATTATAGATTTAGAAACAACGGGCCTAAAGGCAGCCTATCACGAACCCACTGAAATAGGAATAATTCGTGCTACCGATCGAGTGCAACTATGGAGAAATATAAAATGTGAATACCCCGAAAGAGCCTCGTACGATGCTCTAGCTGTAACGAAGAAGACTCTTTCAGATTTAGAAAAGGGATTTACGGTAGAACAAGTAATAGAAGAGTGTAATAAATTCTTCGATGAAGACAGCTTAACGCCCGCTCACAGATGCATTGTTGGTCATAATATCTTTTCTTTTGATAAAAGATTTTTGCACGCCATGTGGGAACGATGTGGAAAAGAATTTCCAGCCCATTTGTGGTTAGATACTATTCCAATGACTAAATCATATGCTAAACAAATTGGATTAGTGAAGCCCAAAGTTAATTTGCACGCTGCTTGTGACATCGTTGGTGTAAAAAAGATCTCTGAAAGTCACAACGCAAAAGTGGACTCACGCAACAGTTATCTTCTTTGGAAAAATCTAATAGAAGACAAAAAAGTAGACTACCTACCCTTCATTAAGACAGCTATTCATACAATCAGCGTTGCAACCTCTGATGATGATACGGATGGTGGACTGGACCCCGCGTTGTTAGATTTATGAAAAGTCACAGTCTAGAATTCTTCTATGGCAAAATCAATAAGCTAATTGAGCTAGCTCAATCTTACACCGAGAACAAACATTTAGGATTTATTATCAGAGCCTGCCGTCTTAAACCATATGACTATGTCTTCCAGGAACACAGTGAAAGAATGGTTTTACATCGTTGGTGGTTTGATGAATATGGTAATTCATTGAATATCATCAAGAACAAAAGAATTAAATTGACTTACGGGGATTTGCGTATCGATCGAAGTAAATTAGTTAGCACCGATTTGTATTATGGGTTGTCTTTGGATCGTGTCGCTAAGATGAGCAAACTAGCTTATCTATGTGCCGGTAAAGACGAGGACTTGTACCAGGATTGCTATCTTCTTACTTTTCTAGGTGTGGATAATTACTTCCGTACTTATCTATATTGGTATGGCGAATGGCAGCAAGTTTCTCCGCTAGTGATGGGAATAAAACATATAAAGCTGTTAGCTGATAATGCGGACATCAAGCGTTTTCGACAGCTAACCAAATCGGAAAATTTACCCATCCCTTGCGTGTCCGGACAGACGTACTTATCTTTCTTGCCACCCAGCAAAGAGTTTTTAGCCGTAATTAGTAAGCAATACGAAGAGCTGTTGCCTATTTTTGGAGAGCCCAATGAAGATACCCGATGACTGGTTTATAATTGAAAATGGTCCAGAGGGTCGTAAATATGTGGAGGCTGCAAACCACATCGCTGCCCAAATTAGCATGGAGACGGGTATTTTTGTTTCGGTAACAATAAAAAATCGTTCCGACATTCACGGTAATCCATCGAACATTATACATAGCATAGTATTTGCGATTATGGATCATGAATTTGATAGTGGAAAACAATTAAAGAAAGCTTTGGATAATAAGGCATTTTTATAATGTTCCACATATATGTCATACAAAATAAACTGAACAATAAAATTTACGTTGGTAAAACATCTAATCCGATTCGTAGATATGCCGAGCACAGAGGCATAGCTAATGGTGCTAAACCTCGTGAATATAGCCTAATTCATGCCGCTATCAAAAAATATGGTATCGATAATTTTATATTCTCAGTCATAGAAGAATGGGAAAATGAACAAGATTCTTATAATGCCGAAGAGTTTTGGATTGAATTTTTTCGTACTGACGTCAGTAAATTTGGAAAGGAAGCTGGTTACAACGTAAATGCCGGCGGGCGTGGCGCCAAATCAGGCGCACTCAATCCAATGTTTGGAAAAACACACTCTCCAGAAGTAAAGGCAAAAATGAGTGCCCAGAGAAGTGGTGCATTGAACGCTAACTTTGGAAAACACTTTTCCGACGAAACTAAACAAATTATGAGTAAGAAGAAACAAAATATTTATCTTGGAGAAAATAATCCACGTGCCAAATTTACCAACGATCAGGCTGAAAATATTAGATCGGAATGGAACGCTGGCGGCATTTCTATGAGTGAGCTGGCGCTAAAATTTAATGTAAGAAGAAATGTAATTTGGAAAATACTAAGAAATAAAACATACAGGAGAAAAGTATAATGGTTGAGAGAGACAGGATCGAACTGGACGGAATCGTCCTCGAAGCTAACAAAGGACAATTTACGGTTAAAATAAATGAAACCATGACCGTCCGAGCTACTTTAAGTGGCAAAATAAGAATGAACTCGGTAAAAATTTTAGTTGGTGACAAAGTGACTGTTGAAGTAAGTGAATATGATACTTCCAAGGGACGTATTGTCTACAGACACAAAAGTGCTTAGTATTTCTGAAACAATAGACAACCTTCATCACTCACTAAATGACATAGGCTACTACTGTTGAAGATATCTGACATGCGTGCCGGATTTCCATTAATCGTCACATCGTTGGCAATTAAGCGTACACCATGACTATAATCTTCATAGGTATCTTCATGGCTAGTAGGATTTAACCCTTGAATTGGCGTACCGGTTAGCATGAACCAACCATAGATAGCCACTCGTCTGTTAGGGTTATTGGGATACAAATGATTAGTGAGCACAATATCTTTCTTATGTCCTGAAATCAGGGCATGTGGATCTTTGCCTATTAGCTGATTATTGATAGTGGTGTGATGCACACCAATGCGATAAGTCTTTTGCATATCACCATCATAAGGTGGTCCCCAGGGTGCTGGCGGTAATCTATTAACTGCCGCTTGCCAAATACAATTGGCTATCTTAGTGGTGGGCAAAGTACAGTCGTATTGGTTGGCGATAGACTGGGCGGTATGAGGATTCATAGGCATTCTGACGTAATCGGCATCAGATCCTAGGCATAGAACATCTGGTGTTACCAAATAGGTGATGGAGTTGGTTCCATCAGAAACCGTGAGGGGAACCAATTTTCTCAAAAAATCAGGAATGTTGCCGTGCAAGAATTCGTTGAGTATGTTGGCTTCACGCGGCACGCCAATCAAATCCATGTTAGCTTGAATAAAAGCAGATCCGGTAATGGCACCCGGATCTCTGGATGGAATCAGGGAATTACCAGAAGAACCATTCAATACACTAAAGATGTCTATACTCATAATTGTCCTTTATATTTTAGAAAACTCAACCTTTGCCAAAGTTACCTTTACCTGAGGCAAATCTTTCAATAATTCGACTTGATCTGACACTTTTTTAGCTGCACTATTACTGAAAGCGCGAAGATCCGGAAACACAATCTCAACAGCGGGAGTTGTGCCCACTCCCACGTGGAACTTAATATCTTGCACCATACCGATGGGCTGATTATCTACATAAATGTGCGTGTTGGCTGCGTCGGCACCTACAATAATTTTGAACTCTTTCATTTTAAATTCCTTCAATTATTTTGTTTTCATCAACAAAATTATACATTTACTAATATCCTTGACCTTACTAAAATTTGTGGTTATAATTATCAACGATAATATGCGAAAATATAACGATGTTATAGATAGTTCGGCGTGTGACAGGAGAGATGATAATGGAAATTCGTGAAGGATTGTGCTACGACGACGTGTTGTTAGTTCCACAATATTCAGAGATTGTAAGTCGCTCCGACGTAGATATTTCAGTTAAATTGGGTAAACTCACTTTTAAACACCCTATTGTACCCGCCAATATGCAAACTGTCACTGGACAGGAAATGGCAATACAAGTGGCTCGCAGCGGAGGACTAGCTATTCTACATCGCTTCACGAGCCCATCCCAGCAGTTCGCTATCGCAGAAGATATAATCGATGATTGGGGTTCCAGGCACTTTGCCGTCTCAGTAGGGGTTAAAAGCGAGGATAGCGGAAACCTTTATGAATTCTACAACGTGGGCGTACGCATTTTTTGTGTAGATATTGCACATGGCAATTCAGCTCACTGTGTTCGCATGATTCAAGAAATCAGACAATTGGTCGATGTTACCATTATCGCCGGCAATGTAGCGACTGGTGACGGCGCACGCCGTTTATGGGAAGCGGGAGCCGATATAGTCAAGGTGGGGGTGGGACCGGGCAGCTTGTGTACCACGCGTATCGAAACGGGCAATGGAGTACCGCAACTAACTGCTTTGATGGATGTACAGAAAACACAGCAGTTCCTGCTAGAACGGGATAGAGCTACCCGTTATCCCAACGAACAACGTCAATATCCCTTTATCGCGGATGGTGGAATCAAAAGTGTCGGAGATGTGGTCAAAGCTCTGTGCTTCGCTGATATGGTAATGATAGGTAATCTATTTGCTGGTTGCCAAGAAGCACCGGGACAAACACATTACATCAACAATGTTCCTCACAAAGAATATCTAGGCAGTTCTACTCATAAAACTAATCATGTTGAGGGCGTATGTGCTTGGGTCCCATGTACTGGAAATTATGAAACTGTGCTAACCAAGCTTTTAGAAGGTCTTCGATCCGGAATGAGTTATCAAGGTGTAAATTCTTTATCTGAACTCAAAGATAACCCGACATTCATCAGAATAACCAATGCGGGATTAAAAGAATCTCATCCACATGATGTCATTACTAAATAAGGTTGAAAATGAATATTGCAAATGAACACACTAACAAAGTAGAGTTGATAGGTACATATGGTGGAGACGAAACGCATGCATTAAGTGCCTGGACTTCTACCTTGCGTGAGTTAACTGAAGAAAAAAGAGGCAGAATAGATAAATTACTCAAAATGTTGGCAGAAAATGGTCACGGAACGCCCTTCGAAAAAAGTTCCATGCACTGGTTGATAACTTCGGATTTAGCTTCCCATGTACATCTTCTGAAGCATCGAATTGCCTCAATAAATGCCGAATCTGCCCGATATAAAGAGCTAAAAGACGATAAGTTCTACATTCCAGATGACTGGTCTAACGATGAGCAAGTCTTACTAGTTCGACACTGTGAAGAGTCTCTACGCAAATATCATGAATGTCTAGCTCGCCTCATCGCGTCGGGGGTACCAAAAAAACGTGCCAAAGAAAGCGCTCGTTTTTATCTGCCATACGCCAACCAATTAACCGCTGATGTTATGATGAATTTTAGAGCTTTCATGAATTTCTCTAACCTCAGAAATAGTGAACATGCTCAAAAAGAAATTAGAGATATAGCTCAACAAATGTTAGTACAGGTAGCTGAAACTAAACAATTCACGCTGTCTCTTAACGCTTTCGGCTGGACTCACGAACGCATTTACGTAGGCATGTAAGCTGGAGACAATCTATAAATTTCAGTGATAGGGGTTCTCGCGGCAGGACCAGCAGATGAACGTACCATTTTCTTGGTTTGTTGCAGCCATGGGAAAGAACTCCTGACATACTGCGCAGGATGTTCCGTCCAACTGTTGCGCTACACCACATACCATATTTTCAGTAATATGGATCATCTCTTCATCCAGAAAACGCGAATCAATACACATTTTCTTAAGACGATAATGGTCTATCGGAATGGTGTTTTTGAGACTATAATACTGCGGCACGAAGAGATAATAACCATAATCTCCCACCGCCACCACTTCAAAGGTTTTGGTCTCGTCATGCTCCTTGTAAGCACCGACGATTTCGCTGTCTTTGATATGACAGTTGACACGATCCCCTGGTTTAAGCGTTACCATAGAGAAATGCTAGATTATCACGCCTTATTGAGTAAATAAGATTTAATACTAACAGCCAGATAGGTTCCGGCACCAAAGCCAAGCATGTACACGATAATAAACAGGGGTTGATGTAACGCCTCGCCCAAACCAATACAGGTTACTAAAGCGTTAAACATAGACCATACTGCGGATAATTTACTATTGCCTTTTTCCGAATAATGTACCCAGAAGACGCAGCCACACTCATAAGCGGCGCCGCAAATAAAGGTTAATAGTAAAAGCCAAATCATTATTTTAGAGGCGCCTTCATAATAGCCTGATAGATCAACGTAACGTGGCTGCCCGTCGCCCCAGAGTAACCGTGGTAGTATTCTGGCACGTTAATATCCCAATCTTTGATCACTTCCCAAATGGCGTCAAAGATAGGATCATCGTTGAGCATTTTGAAAGTGGGATTCGGCATTGATTTGCTGAAAGGTCCGCTGACGGTCATTTTATTGAATGTCAGGTTCTTCATAAAAGCATACGGATATGCCCTGTTCGACTAATTCGGTATTGAGAGCATCTACCAATTCTGGAACCACAGCAGTTAATAGTGTAGAGACATGCACAGTGGCACGTTCATATTTAGCCATCTTACAAACTTCCTTAAGGCAGTTAGATAGCGCGGCACTGTCAGTGTTCAACTCTTCATCTTGGCACAGCAAGTGAACAACCCATGTGTCAGACTGGGTAGCTGTAGTATTGATAGAACCCAACTTATATGGGTGATGTCCTAGTCCGGTACGAGTGTTGTACCAACCCTTAACATCTGCTTTGACTTGCTTCCATTTCTTTTCAAAGAGTGGGTAGAGCGGTCCTTCGGCTTGACCCTTCATATTGTGAACGTTGAGAACGAAACGTAAGCCCGCGTTCTCCGGAGCCAGAATACTGCCTTGGATAACTTTCACTCTGCCTGGTTGCTGAAATGGATTCTTTTTTGTCTCGGTCATAATTATATCCTTTATATTCGGCTCTCAGAATAAATATATCAGTGCCGATAGCTATTTTTACTATGCTCCTAGAATAAAGCTCTCAATTTCTTGAAGCTTGAAGTCTTGAACTGAATTTTTAATAGGCTCCTCCGCCAAACTAAAGCGAAATGGACGAAATTCAAATTCGGCACCCATATCCAGGTTCTCTTGTAAATCGTCCAAATAAGCGCAACCCTGGAATTCTGGATGTTGAGAGAGAAAACTTTGATAGTACAGCTTAGTGGGTTTTCTAGCCCCCACATAGCAACTAAGATGTTTAACAGATTTGTCAAAGAAGCCGCCCCACCTTAATATCTTCTTCATTTGTACAGCATGTTCTAAACCTACATTGGAGAGAAGTGCAATTTGCATATTGTGCTTCTCTGACATTACTAACAACTTTTCCATGATAACAAAATTAGGATCGATAACGCTATCCCAAGACTTCAACAAATCTATCATAATAAGTGGAGATTTGATTTTAAAATGGTCTCTCAATTCATCTTCCATCCTAGTTAATCCCATATCATGTAAAGCATGAGTACGATTCATAAAGTATTCAGCCTCTTCCAGAGTAATGTTAAGTTGCCTAGATAATTCTCGCACAAAAATTGAGAAGTCTACGTGCACCAGTACATTACCTACATCTAACGCAACATAATTCATAATTCATAATTCTTCGATCCTCTCATGCAAATATTTAATAGATGCATTGTATTGCGGAGAAACTATATACATACGGCTCTCAAATTCATCATACAAATTAGTAATGCGACCTAGTTCTAAATGCTGAGACACACAACTATTGAGTAAAGTTTCAGAATCTTGATAATCTGGATAAATCCAGGAATATTTACCATTATAGAACGCATCTGCTAGAAAACTGGTTTGCCCCTGACACACAAAAATCGCTGAATTTTTGAGGTTGCAAAAGTACTCTTCCTGGTTCTTTATATCCTTGACCTGAAGGTTTCGATAAGTCTCTGCACAACTGTCCAAAAAAGCCACGCTATCGGGGTTACGTCCAAGTGTGCCTAATAACTGTTTATTGTTAGAGGCGAGCCCAGCTACCACAAAATGTTGGCAAGGAATAGTAGATTTTCCCACCTGATGGTAGGGGCGCACCCACTCAAAACCGTTGGATAACTGTGGCGGGTCGGCTACGTCGCCAAAATGGGAATAGACAAAGTTACCATTAGAATTATCCAATAAATTGAGAGTTCGTTGACTATTCTTGATTTCACGACTCATGGAATGAGCGTAGTATTTAAAGGCTCCCATATTATACTTCTCTGTCTTGGTTAAAGCATAATTGATTAAGGAGGAACTGCATTGCCAGATAGTAATATTGAGTACGCTAGCGATGTAACTAGTAAAATATTCTAAATCACTGATGATAAGATCGGGGGCATAATACTTGACCTGGTCAAAATAGATTTTCAGGTTATCATTATCTAAACTAAGTACTTCGGGCTTGTAAATATTAAGCAAACAATCAAGAGTCCAATCTACGTTCACATCTCTAGGACTGGATCGTTTATAAGCAGCCACTTTAATCTGATGGGTAGATCCTTCCATCGCTTTTAGAAAGCGAACCAGTTGGATCTTGGCATTCTGATTGTTAGAAGCTGCGTAGAGTATCTTCATTTTAGGAAAACAGGATATACGTCTTGAGCTTTTTACAATCCATCGTAAATGGAATTATTAGCGGTAATTCTACTTGCCCCTCAGTGTCCCATATTCCATTTTTGCGCTTAACTACCACACACTTTTCAGCTTCCCATGAGATCATATAGAAATTTTCATCACATTTCAGAAGTGAAATCAACATATAATGATTCATAGGAAGATCAACACCAGTTAATGCAGCCATACAATGTTTTTTGCTTCGAAGGAATTTTCATTATTTATACAACTATAACCATCAACAGTTCTTCTCCAATTCCCGCCACATCTGGGGCAAGAGTTATGAATAGTTCCGTGCATATCTGTAATTGAAATCATTTGTGCCTTATCCTATCAGCACCTTCTACCACATTTTGTTTAGCAGATAGCGGTCTGAGATTTTCTAATGCCCAGCATTTCTTAAAATTATCGTCTTCCATTGATGTATATGGAAGATCCGATTGAGGAATGATATGGTCAATTTGCCAAGTCCAAGTCCTCGAATCATTATCATTCCAAGTTGTCGGATCAAATTTACCGTGATTTTGCCAGGTCATCCATGGTTCAAACTGTCGTTCGAGATGTTCTTTTAATTGTTGTGGGGTATAGTGAAGATTTTTCCAGGTACCACTATTTTTTCTACCTTTTAAAACATCACGGATAGAATTAGATACATATGTTCTCATTTTAAATGAGGGATCGTTCTTTCTGCGTTCTTTTCTTTGTTCATTTGCAGATTTTTGTATTTTATCTTTGTTAACAATTTGGTATTCTTTTATTCGATCTTTATTTTCTTGATAATATTCTTTTTTGTATTCACCGATAGCGTCTTTATTTTCTTCACGATAATTTTTAACATCTTTTATAATTTTATCCCTGTTGTCAGCGTAATATTGTTTGGCGCCTTCCAACAGAACTTGCTTATTTTGTTCGTAATAATTTTCTCTATATTTTTTGGTACACTGTCTACATTCATTACGGCGGGTCCTCTTATCTTTATTTCTAAGAGGAAAATCACTATCATCTTTTTCAAGACCACATTTCGTACAAATCTTCATTATTCACTTTTTAGTAGAATCTTTTTGAAAAACTCTACCTGTTTCTCAAATACTTGTTTTGTTGCCAGAGTGTCTGCGGCTGCCGTATGTGCTTTGCTATTAGTAATGCCATACTTCTTGACCAGAGTGCCAAGATTATAGGCGTCAGCAAATTGACCCTTACAGTAATCTAGGAACAGTTCAACGACCATGGTGTCCATATAGCGACGACCAAAAGGAAAACTGTCTCTAGAGTTTAATTTAACCCATAGTTGTTCCAAACGTTCACGATCGAAAGCGACGTTCTGACCAATTAGAAATCTCTTTTCGGCTGGCATGCCATCTTCTGCTAGCCAGTTTTCCACTTCAATAATAACTTGGGCAGCTTCTTGATAACGCTCGCGACCTTCCTTGGTGCGATGCAATAGATCGTCAGCCTTATGACCATTAATTCGCAAAGCTACCGGATCCATGGTGTCGGGCGTGAGCGGTTTGAGACACCATGTTTTCTGTGCTTCTTCGCCTTCCATACCTAGACGATGAATGGACAACTCAATCACGTCATGCCGATGCGAGTCCAATCCGGTGGTTTCGATATCGATCACATAAAAAGAAAAATTCATAAAATACTCCTAGGCGCCGTACGTATCTACAAGTTAAGCATCAGCCGTCAGAGCATCAAGTGTCTGTATTATTTATTTGTTTTGCTAGCACTTTTTCTTGGTTTTTTGGTACGTTTAACTGGTTTTTGTACCGCTGTACTTGTTACCTTGTCTGATAATTTGTTATCAACTTTATTTTTCAATTCCACACGAAACTTATTAAAAGAGGTAAAACCGGACTTAGCATGCGTCAATATAAAATTGACACCGTCAATCGTCTGTAAGAACTCTTTTTCCTTTTTTGATAGCTTATTTCCTTCTATTGTAAATATTATTTTGTTATCACTAAATACTTTCCAACGTTCACCTTTATTGGGCAGCGATACACGTTTAACTCGAATAACTTTTTCTGCTATATCGTCTTCTTCATGGTACAAATCATATTCGAATTTGCTCAAGTTATAATGTTGATTCCGATCCTTGCCCTCTTCTGATAAGGTTGGAATATTGGACGTGGTCTCTGTATTATTTGGCTTGTTAGACATGATATTCTCAATATTATTTACAAACGCTGTCTCCAGCAATTATTCCCATGGTAGCGGCAGCAAGTATGCCAGAAATGCCGGCTGATTCTCCAACAACAAACATGCCTTCTATCTCCGACGCTAAATTATTACCAATATTAATTTTGGGAGCCATTGGTAAGATAGTGGGCACGTGAAAATAAGCTTTAGTAGTAATTTCGGGAATGATGGTGCCTAATTCGTTCAAAGTTTCCTTTAACCAATCATATTCATGGATCGGGGATATTTTACTCTTGCCAGTCATAATGGTTGACACACGCTCTTTAATAATTCGATCATTAGATAGAACAAAAGACAATCCACCAATTCGATTAGTTTGCTCAAATCCAGTGCCTGGAAATATTCTATTGCCAATTAAGTTAAAAGATACTTTATCACTTTTCCATCTGTTCTCATTAGAACGAAAAGCCGAAATAGCCATATCTAAATGGTCTTCAGGAATAACTGTACCATACCAAGAGAATGGTCCTAACTCTAGCTCACTTCCCTTAACAATAGTACAGTTAGAACGATTAAACTCTTTCATATTAGCTGAATTGGTTTCGATGCGAATACCGAAACGAGCCACATCGTTATTTTCCACGATATCAAAATGTGCAAACAGCTGACTAGCCCAACGCCACCCACTACGACCTACGGCGATAATAAGTTTTTTACAACGATATTCCTGATCTTCCGTCGCTACTATAAACATATTCTTTTGTTTGTGAACACGCATCACTTCGCTATCAAATTTAAAAGTAATATTTTTATTGGTTTCAACGGTTTCCGCCATTAATTTAGACAGAGTATGAATATCTTTCGGGTAAACTTGAATGTAATTATTTAGAGAAACTTCATATCCGCACTTCTTAAATTTCTTGTCTAAACTGGAGGAAATGGGCCTATCCGCAATTATCTTGAAAGTATTTACATTAGATAAATATTTATCCAACCAATTATAAGCAGTTTTAGCCTTTCGGAGACCTGTCACATCAATGATTTTGTTCAAATCGCTTAAATACAATTTGCCATCACTGTTAGGAAGGCAGCCCAGCCAGCCCTCAAGTTGACGCCTGCGTTTCTGCGGT